GCAACGTCCTTTAAACGCGCGAAGAAAATCGTCCATGTCGGGGTCAATCGGTAGGAGTTTCGAGGTCATGTTAAATCAGCAAAGTCGAATACGCGAGCACGCACAGCGAGTTTATTCCATTTGTAATTTTCTATATTCAAATCGAAGATGTACTTGCCTGTCGGTAAAGTCGCCGGTGTTGTCGCTCCACCTTTTTGAACCGTAACTTTGCCAGTTGCTGTCACCGGAGCGCCACTACTATTTGCGTAGCCGGTCTCAGGAACAGTTCCGGTAATCACCACAGAGGCGCTAGCAATTACATCTTGTGTCTCAGACGTAGAGGCAATAGTAATCGCACTGTGAATCGTCGGAGGGATGGTCTCCACCCGGACGTTGTCTGAAAAGTCCTTGGATAGACTACCAGACCCAACGCCTCCCGAAGACTGCCCCTCGTCAACGTCATTGACCCAATGCGAGGCATGAACAGCGGCTTCCGCTCGCGCACTCATGGACGCCCGCTGTGCCTCGACGAGGACAATAACCTCCTGCGGTTCTATCGACGGCCATTTTGCAACACTCGAAAGTGTTTCGTCGATAACGCCGAGTGCAGTAATTACATCAGAGATGGCAACTGCCGGACCAGCGAGAAAGAAGAAGTAGTCAGTCACCAGCCGCTTCTCCGCTTTGTAATAGGTAATATCCGGGATGATTTGCGGTGTGACTGACGCGGAACTCTCGCCTGTAGCTGGCATGGAAAGCTGAATACTCCAGTTTCTTCCGGAGGATGTGTCACTGCCAGTGGCCGCCGATATGGTTGAACCAGCGCTTTTTGTATACGTTGCGGTAACTCCGTTAAGCACCGGAGGAAATCCAATGTTAGCGTAACCTGGATACTGCCGATAGAGGCCGGCAACTAATGCGGTTGTTTCAACAGTCGGCGAGGCTTCGACCCGCGAAACATCATAGCCGTTACCAAGTGGCTGCACAGCGGTGTTTGCATTTGCCAACGTCGAGCCAGCAGTCACCACCGTCTCGGTAAACGACTTGACTATCTGTAGCGAGTCGTCATACTCCTGACCGTTTAGAGCCACACCGACGATGCTCGAAAAGTCCCTCGTTGCAGCTGACTGCTTATAAGTAAAAACGTCAAGCTGTTCCTGCTGTGCCTGAATGTCATAAGTGCCAAGTGTCGGGGCTGTCGCAGTGCCCGCTGCCACACTAGAGGACCCGACAAGAGGGATCAACGCACGAAAGCGTTCTGGAATACTTTCAGGTTGTGATGCCTCGTAAGACGGACGAGAGAAAAGCACTCCGTCGTCTTTTAACGTGACTACCTCTAGGCCATTACCTAAATTTCTAACGTCATACTTTGCGGTTGCGGAATTGCTACTACCGAAAGCTCCTTGGGTTTCTAACGTCTGTGAAACTGCGGTCTGCTGACGAAATTGATTTGACTCCACCGAACCAGCAAGGACCGCAGGGAGGCTGATACTGCCAGGGGTAGTTATCTGTGAGAGGTAGGTAAACGCGTCACGCTGCCGCTTCTCCACAGAAAGATCACCACCAAGAGTTGGAGCCGACGCAGTCCCAGCGATTAGCGCCGATGTAGTTGTATTGGGTGAGGAGACACGAAATTCCTGCGGAACAACATCAGGTGTACTAACACCATAACTAGCCGCTGTGAAAAGTGCCGGCACGCTAGTAACGTCAACGACCTCCTCACCGTTGCCGAGGTTCCTCACCTGCACCGTAGTCAACGCGTCAGGCGCTGCTGTGTTAGTCCCAGCGGTCTCTAACGTCCTTACCACAGTTCCGACTTGCTTTTCCCCCGTCGTAATATAACTGGTTAACGAAGCTGGAAGACTATCCACGCTACGTGAGGTAACAGAGTCCTCTTTGACAAAGGCATTTAGCTGTCGGCTAGACGCCTCGTAGTCACCAGCGGATAGGCTAGGTGCTGACGCGGTGCCCGCACTGCGCGTTGCCACAGTAGACAGCGGAAGCAACGCCCGGAAATCTTCCGGGGTTATATCGGGGATTGCTGTTCTGTAACTTGTAGCAGCGAACAGGCTAGGGTCAACCCTCTTCGTGACAACCTCTTCACCATTGCCTAGATTTTTTACATCTATCGACGTGGTCGCATCTGGCGCGTCAGTGTTATCACCAGCCACTTCCAACGTCCGATAAACCATAGAAAGCTGCTTTGCCTCGTTAGTTTCGTAACTAATTAAACCCCTAGGAAGGGTGTCCGTACGAGACTTAATCTCCGACAGGTAAACGAATTCATTGACCTGTCGGTTAGTTGCTGAGATGAAACCGGAGGATAAAGTGGGCTTGACCGCAGTCCCGCCCTGCTTTTGACTATAAAGCGACGTTGCCTGTCCTGCACGAAAGTCACTTGGTGTGGTGTCTTCTATCTCTAACGTGAAAGACTGCGCAGTAAATAAATCCGGGACAGAGGTCACCGTTGTCAGCTCATTCCCGTCACCAATAGTGTCAACGACTACGTCCTGGATAGCTGACGGAGCTGCCACATTAGTCCCAGCAGTCTCCAACGTCTCCACAACCGTCGCTAACTGCTTCTCCGACGTGGTGATATAGCTAGTAAAAGACTTCGGTAACGAGGAGAGGTCAGTCGTTGACAGTGTGTTCCGAAGGACATTTACATTTACCTGCTGACTTCCCGCCGACAAGTCACCCGCGGCAAGCGTTGGCGTCGTGACCGAGGTTCCCGGTACCAGCACATCTGTGCTAACTATCGGTAGTAATTCACGAAACTTCTTCGGGATAGGATCAGGACGTGAGACTTCGATGCCATATTTGGGGAAGAAAGTGGGGTCGGTAGTGACCGCTTGTTGGGAATAACCGTCACCATAAGCCTGCTGTTCAACGTCGACGGTCGTTGCGGTCGGAGAAGTCGGTGCCGTGCCGGTGGCAACCAGTGTCAGCACACGCGGAGCATTTTGTCCGGAAGGCGACAGCACGTACTCTGTCATGGACTTCCCCGTTGGCGAGCCTACCGAGACCACTCGCTGCTTCCGCTCATTCGTAGTCGTCTGCTCTAAATCCGTTTCGACGATAAGTCCCGTTAGGGCCGGTAACGACGTGTCCAACGTCACTGGGTTTATCACCGTCATCGTCCCGAGTAGTCCTCGCCAACGTAGTGGTAACTGCTCCAACGTGCCTAGCGACGAGCTAGTCAGTGTTTGTGCCAGTCCTGGAACTACGTTACTCACCGTCCGTGTGTCCTTCCTTGTTCGTAGAAGCTTGCATCCCAGTCACGGAAGGCGTCGAGTCCTGCCGCGGCTAGTTTCTCCGGCGACGCTAAGTTACCTTCCTGCCGCGGCACATAAAACTTATACATGTAGTTGAGATTAACTATAGTCTGCCAGAGAAGATACTTTGCACCTTTTGTAGTCCAGATGTCGGTTGACGTGGTACTCGTCCAGTCGGTTTGATAACTATAACATTCGATGCCGACCGTATGGACATTTCCTGCTGTGCCTAACGGATACCGGAAAACCTGCTGGCCCCGACAGACTAGCCGGTGATCCGCAGTGTGTAGGCAATACTCTTCGTCCGTATGGTAATGATGACGTGACTCTTTATACCGGTTCTCCTCTCGCTGCCGAACGAGATTCTCTCCAGCCGTCGTCCAGTCTACCGCTCGGAGATTCCCGTTTTCGTCGAAGTAGCCCATGTCTACCACGGTGCCTACATTCACCGTGGTGACTCCATCACTACGTAGAACAGCCCCTACCAGACTTCCGCCAGTAACCTCATCCACAGAAACCTGCGCTAGCACGCGGGAGAATTCCCAATCGTACTGTTGTTCAGCTTCTTGTCGGGCCAGGTTAAGGTTGACAAGAGCCATATCGACCCCGTTTTTAGTGAGGTCGGCCACCGACAAACCGAAGTAGTTGGCGGCCGTGGTTTCTAACTGGAGGATGGTCATGGCGGAAGTTGGTAGAGATTGTTAGAACTCCCGGCCTTTCTTGCCGAGCGGGTCGCGTTGTGCACCCTTACCGCCGACGAATTCTTCCTGCGGATTGCTTTCGCTTACACATTCAGGATCGTCAGCCGCTTTTGGTTCCATGAGTTCCTGCATATTGCCTTTCGGCGTTGCAGGGTCCCAGTTACCACAGCCATTTGGTCTTACACCGTTGTTAGCCATAATTTTATACCTCCTTTCTAGAGGATTTGTCCAGTGGGAATTGTTGCCGGCGATCCGGTGATCCGCAGATACACAGTGGTATTCGCCGGTCCCGCGCCGATCAGTAGTTGGTTATCGACGTAGTCAACGCCAAGGGGCACAACAATCAGCCCCGTCGCGTCGTACCCGGAGTCAGCCCCGAGTATTGCAGAGAAACCAAGGACCGCGGCCGTAGCCGTGTCCCCAGCCGTAACCCCGGTGAGTTTGAGGATCATCTCCACAACCTCTTCAGGGCAGTTGCCACCGACGTACCTTTGACCAGGAATGGTCGCAGGCCACGCCGGCGGCACAGTGCCCGATCCGAAGATGGACACTTGTGTCGCGGCGATTGCGGCCATATTACAGGGTAATCCCTCCCAGGTTGTCGACGAAGGCGTGTGCCTCAGGGAAGGCAAACTCCGGCGCGCCCTCCGTGATGTACATATCCGCACGGATATCCTCGTCGCGGTCCTGAATGCCGGTCTTGACATTCGTGTCGCAGCCCTTGAACGGCCGCCACCGGATGTAACCCGGGTCGATGTAGAACGCGGAGTTCCTCATATACGGGTCAGTGAACAGCGGGTGCTGCTTGTAGTACACCGTGCCGGAGTTGCTCGTCGCCTTCACCATCTCGAAGTTGAACCCCTTAAAGCCCTCGTCACGCATGGACGTGACAGTCAGTTGCTTCTGGTAGAACTCCGCCATTTTGTTCAGGTAGCCCGGTCCACAGAGACAGAGCTTGCACCAGTCGGAGCTGTTCGTCTTCTCGAACACCCGGCTGTTCAGCTCGTTCCATTGGGACTTGGTCACCGTCGCGCCGCCAAGCCGGATGATCCGCTTGTTGGTATTTCCGATCCAGTCGAGAACGCCGCTGACGTTCGGCTGACCATAGTCGAACGCACCGCCCGCCGCCGTGCTGCCGAGCTCCCACTGTTTCAGGAACCACAGCAACCCGCCGGAGGTATACCGCAACGCGGGCTTTCCCTTCACCATAACCTGATTCTTGGTCCGGTCACCCCAGTACAGCGTCATCTCGATGCCGGTGAGGTGGTCGATGCCGTTGGTTTTCAACGCATCCTTGTACTCGCCAGATTTGTCATACACAAGTGGCTGGGCCAACGCGTTGCGCGTCAGGTCAAACCGGGTCTTATGAATCTGGGTGTAGTTCTTGATCTCGAACGGGAAGAGAACACGACCAGAGTCGGTCCTCGTACCTTCCGCATAGGAACTGCCCATGACGTAAACGGCGTTAGCGAGATTTGCCGCGGCACCATTGATAATGGTCCCCGCACCGAGCATCGGCGCGTTAGCAGTGAACTCGATCCAGTTGTTAGCGGGACTGTTACCGCCAGGCCCGTTGAGGTTGCCCATCCCGGTGATAACGCCGGTCAGGTTATCAACGAGGTTAACCCCGCCGACCGCCGCCGTCAATGTCAACGATGAGATAAAAATCACATTGTTGTAGTTGAAGTCTTGGATAGACGTGAGGTAAACGCGGATACTGTCACCGGCAAGTACTGCGAACGGGTCGGCTTTAGCAACCGTGCCCCCTCCAGTGTAGAACGCCGAGTTTGCTGTCGGCGCCGTTGCGGACGCTAGTGTGGTCTGGATTGCCAGCCACCTCTTTTCGAACCAGCCGAACTCCTGGATAGGAGTTTCATGCGGGTCCATCATGGACAGGAAGCCGGTCAGAGGAGCGGTGCCGTTGGGGTAGGAATAGAAAATCCTCCGCCGCGAGTTCTTACTCCAGAACGACTGCAAGTCCGCACTTGATGTGAGACCTAACATTTTGGTTGTCTTTCTGTTTACTTGTTGAGGTGGCCAGACAGGGAAGGCTAGTCACTACCGACGGGACCGAGCACGTCAAGTACTCGATTACCTGTCGATTTTGCTTTGACTCCACCACCAGCCCCACCACCGGCTCCCGGTGTGGTCACCGGGATAGTTGAACCGCTGGATTTCGCAGGAGCTGCCGCTCCTTTAAGTTTAAAGTCGGGTGCGTAGATTTTGATCGCGGCTTCGACGTTAGTGGCAAGTGCCACAAATGCCTCGTTCTCGTTCTTGAACGACGCCTTCTGTGCTATCAACTGCTGCATCACGCCGTTGATAATCGGACGAAGCTTGGGATTCGCCAGGTCGGGGTAGCGGGTATTAAACCGCGCTTCGCGGGCTTGCGTCTCCTGCTGCTGAATGTGCCGGAGAAGCGGTGCGTACCTTGTGTCAATCTGCGACTGCATCTCTTGGAATCTCGCCATAGAGATCGTGTCAACCTGCTTTTGGAACCCGTCACGCATCTCCGTCAGTGCCGCCTCGCGTGTCTCGAGGTTGTCGAACTTGGTCTGCCACTCCTTCGTCGGCTCCCAGATATTCAACAGCTTCTTCGCTTCCTCCGCGGACATCTGCGGTGCCGCAGGTGCTGTGGACTTCATCGCGTCGGCTATGACCGTGCCGAACTCCTTGGCAAATGCCGCGGTGTCGATGGTAGGATGGACCGGAGGGGTGGCATCCTGCTGTTGTTTGTTGTCTTGCTGCTGACTATCGTCCTGCTGTTGATTGTCATCCTGCTGGTTATCGGACTGACTTCCGTCAACCATATCAGGATCAATCGTAGGTGTTTCCACCTCTATTGGGTCTGCATGTACTAAATCACTCATTGTGTGCTTTCTGCCGAGACTTTGTTGTCGGCCTCGAGTTGTTTATCGAGTTCCGTCTTGAGGTTTTCTCGGATGTCCTCAAAAGTACTTGCGACCTCCAGGGTATTATCACGCTTCGCACGAAGTTCTATAACCTCGTTGAAGGACTGGGCGGTCTGGGAAATTTGAAAGTTAAAGCTATCTGCTTCGACCTGTCGGGCCTCACACCATTTTAGAAAGACACCGCTGGCCATAAACGTGTCCAGGTCAGCAATGTCCCGGCGGAGCTTCTCCACTCTCTCACTCGACGGCATATTGGAGAATCTCCTTGTTGGTTGGGACGGTTCCGTCGGAGAACTTCATGCCCGCACGCTCCGCAGCACGAATATCATCGAGTAGGTCGAAGAACTTTTCTAGGTGAAAGCTTACAGGTTCGTCAGCAAACGCTGATACGTTCCGCTTGAGGTTTCTGAACACTTCCTGAATAGTGTTACCACATGCCAGGACAACTCCGAGTTCAGCGGTATGACATGGAGGGAAATGAAACGCTTCGTTATGGTAACAAAAGTGTGCAAGCTTAGTCCAGCGAGACACCGCTTTCGGCACTTGGAGCACTTTCCATTCGTCGGGTTCGCACTCATTGTTATGGATGGTTGCTGACGCTGCAAATTTAAAGTTCCAGGTCGGGGACAGCACTTCGCCGTTCGCCCCGTGCCAGACTACATCGCAGAAGTTACTACATGTTTCAAGAAGCTGTTCCCCGGTCTGCCCCGGCATACGCATAGTCGGGTCGATGTAGTAAGGCTGACCATCAAGAACACGAATCTCTGTGGCGATGTTATTCCGGTACCCGTAGTCACGAAGTGTTGGGGAAATTGCCTCGTTAATGTCCCTGACGGCTTGTGGTAAAGCCTCATACTTTGTCATTGCTCCCAGGTAGATTTCGTTCTTTCCCTCGTAACCTTGATAGGTGCTGTTCGGATATTTCCCATCGACAGCCCAGCCGTCATATCCAACCTCGATCTTTGTGTCGATAACGTCTTGGACGATAAAGGTTGGCCGCTCGGGGCCGAAACGCTTTGCCAGGTCGTTGAGCTTCGCTTCGCTGTGGAGGAGGTCCTGGTGAAACCACGTCTCCATTTCCGCGCGATACCGGTCGACCTTAATCCATTTGTTTTGTACACGGGCAAGAAGCTTACGAAGGTCTGCTAGACCATATACGGGAAGGTACGGAGAGTATGGGAGGTCGAGTGCCTTCACCCAGGAGAGGAACTTCGTCCGGTAGATTTCCAAGTCCGTCGCACCAAAGCTGCCCCAGACGGCTTTGCCAAGACTCCTAAGTTGTTCTTGGATATCCGTCATGCCGATATCAGGAAAGACATAGAGGTCAGTGTCCGCAACGACTTCCGGAGAAAACGGGTCGTCGCAGCGGATAACATCAGGCAGCCCAGTCCCAATAACACATTTATCCACGGAGAGAAACTCCGCACCGGTCGGTGACCAGTACCGAACCCGCTTCGCGCTCTCTGCAAACTTCTGCGCGATGGATAGGAAGTACCCGTAGTCGCAGACGCAGACAGATATGTTAGAGAGGTCTTTCACAGGGCTGCAAGTTCCAAATCGTACTCTTTCCACGAACCACAGGGTAATTCCATAAACACAACGCGCTCACACGCCGTTGCTGCTGTATGTTCTCTAGCGTAAGGACATCCTGGAAGGTCACCGGCTTCAATGTCTCCCATTACGGGATCAGGATTCTCCTGAATATTTTTGTCGAAGTTGTCAATATCCTCGATATTTTTACCATGCTCGAAGAACAAAACTGCTTCAACTATCTCGTGGATAATAAGCGGTATGTGCCGACGATTGGTCATAGCCTCAACGCGGATTTGGAGGTCGCCGTTCTCGTCCTTCCACCAATCGGCTCCAGTAAAACCTTTCCGCTTTTTGATTTCGTCTTTTGAAACGACTAACGCGTGGATATTCATTGTGGTATTCCTCCAAGTCCCGGCTGTGGTTGAGCTAACGCCCGTGTCATTTGCTGTTTCGGTGTGAACCGCCGGATCGGTCCCGCACCCCGCAGGCGCGTAATTTCGTCGAGGAGCAGCCCTGGGTCAATCTCCTGTGAGAGCTGTGCTGCGGCCATAGGATTCGTCTGGAGAATTACTGAGAACAACTCCTGGAGATTTGCAGCGAGTTGGCCCTTCTCCGAAGGAGTCGTACTGTCAAAGGTGAAATAGTGACTGCCGCGAGCAACCTCCACGGGAGTGCCCTTATACTTGGCGTAGCGTTCTGCAAAGTCGGTCGCGGGCTGTCCACTGGCGTCCATAGCCGGTACCGGACCCATCGGGGTCATCTGTGGCGGTAGCGGGTCACCGTCACCAACGACTGACCGGAAGGAGTCCTCCGTACAAGCCTGCCGTTCGTTACTATGCATGAGGCGAGCAAGTCTACCCGGTCCACTCTCCCAAGTTAACGTCGCGTGCAGTTTCATTCGGCCAGTCGCCCCGCCGTTCGCGTCGCCAACCTCTCTCGCAGACCGTCGGCCCTTTCCCGTCTGTCCCTGCATATTGTCATTCACGCCGGAGATGACCTGTAACATACCGTTGATCATCTGTGTCTCGGGGATATGGCCCTGCGTCACGTTGTTCATCGGCAGCGGGTATAACGCGCGGTCAATCGGCACGGACATGCCTTTCCTTAGGTAAATATCCCCTTCGCCGTCTAGCGTCTTCGTGTCGATAATCCGTGGGTCGACAACATTCCGTCCAAACACATTTCGCCGGACGTCCTTTATCCTGCTGTTAAACAACCAGGAGATTATATCCTGTAGGCGGTAGACAAGGTCCGCAAGGCCAAGATTACACGTATGGGACATGTCCGGGGTGAACTGCGACACGGTATAGCCATATTCATTGTGCCACCACCGACACGGCTCTAGCCGGATTATCCGGCAGTCATTCGCGTACCACAGGTGATAGAGGACCTTGAACTCCTCCGGACCGAGTGCCTTGCCGTCGGACGTTTTGTACTTACTCGGTACAATCCACCGCTGCATCTTCGTGACGATTACCGGCGCGGTCTTCGACTTCGTCCCGGTGTACAAGTCCATATACCGCTGGTTAAGTTCGAAGGAGAACCGCGTTCCGCCACCGCGCAGTCTCGCAAAGTCCTGCGGTAGTGGCTGGATAAAGTCTACTCCCGCAACCTCACCCTGTGCTTCGAGAGATGACAGGTCACCCATCGAATACTGTTCCTCATGCGCGCAGAAGTCGCCTTTGGTAAACTCCGCGAGGGAGAACCGCGTGTCGGGGAAGAAATGATACGGGGAGATATTCCGAACAAGGTTGCCCTCGTACTTGACTACGTCCTGCCACTCCGACCCAGGAAGCGACTCGATTTGGATACCGTTTATTGTCGCAACCGCGGGGTCAGTCGGCGCGTAGATTTTCGACACCTGTCGTGTCCACTCACACGAGGAGATAGCGGGGCCGAACTTGCCAAGGTCCAACAGATACTGGAAGAGGAACCGCGCCTCGTCGTTATACCGCATATCCCGTTCGAGGATAAGCTCCGCGTCGTCGGAGGCGCTTCCGAACATCTTCGATGCCGTGGGCGTTAGCTCGAGGAGCCTCGGGTTCTGCTTGAAAGTCAAAAACAGAAAGCTCGCAAAGGTCATCACCTGTGCGTAGGTATTCGGGACAATAACCTTCACCGGCTTGCCTTCAAGACTCTGTTCGAGGTCCTCCTTATCCGGTCGACGCAGCCCACGGAAGACTTCGTCTTGTAGGTCCCACCGGTCGTAGTACCCGGACATATCGCCAATGCTCATCTGGACAAGCTGCTTCGCGTCCGTCAGCATCTGCTGGTGCATAGCCGTGACCTCACCCGCTTCCTTTTCCAACTCTTTAATAACGTCCTGGGTCATAAAAGCTGTAAACCAGCCTGCCTTGGTTTAAGTCCAGGCTTCTGCAAAATTTGTTGCAAGGCTACTCCTAGATTAAATGGCGGAGGTTGAAAATTATCACCCTGCCAGTGTCCCGCAATATTTGGAGTGGCTGTTGCAAAATGTGACTCATCTGAAAATGTGGGGTGGTTTGGCTTCTTGAACAAGTCATTCCAATGCTTTGTAATAGAATTTGGAGTAAACCCTTGTTGAAAAGCACCGCGTAAGTCATAGTCCATTCCACTGTCATTAGGCGCAAACAACATCTTCCATGCCTGAAACCTCTTTTCATCCTCAGGACTAAGCTGTGTATCAAAGTCAGACATGGCGATGTGATGAGGCAAGCTCGTCGGGAGAGCGATGATCGCGTGCTGACCTCTCACCCTCCGGGCGAGCTGTCTGACGCTCTTTAACTTGATCCTCGGACTGGGAGAAGCTCCGCACGGGCCGGAGATAATCTGTATCCTTCGGCGGCTCCACATAATCCAACCCGTTAAGGACCAGCCTCCGAAAGTCCTCCATTATATGATCGTCCTTGTCGACAGGCCGCATCGTCCGGGGATTATAAGCATACCGGAGAATCTCGAAGAGGAACTGCTGGCAGTTAGGGCTAACCCAGATTGTCGGCATACCGTTAGCCCGACGTTCCTTCAACCGCTCACGGACGCGAGAAATCCCGAGGTCCATGTCTTTACTACCCTTGTCGAAGTAGAGGTCATACTCCATTAGCTCGTCGAGGATAGACTCGCCTGTGACCGGTGACTCGATCACCGCCCGCGGGTCGATAAGGTAGTCCGCACAGAAGCGTCCAGTCAACTTCTCCTTCAATAGCTCCGCGTTCGGCTTTATCAGCTTATCGTAGAACATCTCATCGTAGACAAAGGCTTCACCTGACGGTGCCGTAGCGACAAACAGGATAGCCTGCGGAATTGCGTCGTGGACGTCCCACGCAACTCGAACCGTGTAATTCTTAGGCGGGAGGTGATAGTCCTGCCAGCCCGCCGGCACACCAGTGAGAACATGCAGGTCACAGATAAACTCCTTATAAACGAGTCCCGCGAGATTCAACGGCAGACCAAATAACCGGCATTGCTTTTCCTCGTTGCTAAGACTTGCCTCGAACTCAGCACGGCCCTCGTCAGAGATAAATGGGTTATCGTAGATGGACGCTGTTATAATAAACCGCTCGCCGCCGCGGTCAGTCTTGCGGAAACGCAAGCCAG